TCTCCTTTAGATTCTCCTGGCGACGATTATCTTGTTGGTTCTACATATGAAGAAAAGAGAATTATTGATCCACTTCTTCCTGCAGGATTAAAAATTACATTAAATTTTGATTTATTAATAGATGAAGGCGGCCGATATAGAGATGAAAAAGGTAGACTCTCAGATGATATAGTACTTCAAGATTCTAATTTCTTTCAAAAGTTTTCGTATGAACTTGCAACAGATCAAGAATTTTCGAAATACAAATCTTTTTATGTAGAGCTATTACACCCTGCAGGAGAAAAACCATTTCATAACACTGAAAAAACACTTCCAACACAAAAGTTAGTAGTTAGTAACGAAGCCTTCGCACCATTGAATTTTGTGCCAGTAAGTTTGATAGCTGATAGCGATGATTCACCACCTGCACTACAACGTATAAATATACCAGGAGTAGTTTTCATAACGAATCAGACTTATTTTAACGTAGATGATATTGGGTTAGATAGTCCACCAGCCGTAGACAAAACATATATAAAAGAAGATTACTTAAACACAACTTTAAAAATAACATATTAATCATGGGCGTAACAATAAACACACCGGATGCAACTAGTACCGCTACCACAAACAAATCTTTATCTAAAAAAGAAATTAGATCAAAATTTTTGAGTGATTTTAAAGCTCGCATTGATGGCCAATTAGATAAACTTTATCTTTTCTATGGTCGGCCTTACGATTTTGATAGCCCAAACACCGGTCCATTACCAGAACCAATAGACTCGATAAGTGATGATGCTTCTATTCGAAAAGCTATTATGGCTTTGAAGTTAATTAGACCCGAAGATGTTACATTAGCAATCCGCCGCATTGAATGGACGACTGGTACTAAAGTGTTTACTCAATATTCTAATCTCATTGATTTAGAAGATAAAGACTATTATGCTTTTGTTAAATCTCAGAATAAACTTTATATTTGCTTAGATAACAATAATGGTGCAACATCAGTTACAGAACCGAATAGTAGCGATGGCACGCCTTTTACTACGGCTGATGGGTATAAATGGAAACTCCTCATCGATTACAATAGCTCTGTAATAAGAAAATTTTCAGCTACAACACATTTACCTTTACCGATCAAAGGATCAGAGCAGATAAAAGTATCTACAACTGGTGGACAAATTGAAAGATTAGAATTAACAGATGATTCGCCAGAAACAATAGACTATACTGATGCATCACCTTTGTTAAGTGAAGTACCTTTCTTTATTAAAGGCGACGGTGATGATGTAAGAACAGGACGAGCAACTTTTGCATCAAATATCAACCCACCACAGGTAGAAGGGTCAGCATTAGTTTCGGCTACAATCACTGAGGCAGGTACTGGTTATTATAATGATAGTACTAGAGGAACTGTACCAGTTGAGTTTAGATTAACTGACCCATCTACCGCGGGAGTTGGTTTTAAACTTGCTTATGGATTGGCAACAATTACTAATGGAATAATTACTGCTTTAGAAGTTGTTAATGGCGGTAATGGATATCCAACAAGTGGCACTTTAACAATTGTGCAGTCTTCTGCAATTGCGTATGCAACGTTAGATGGTTCTGGTGATAGAATTACTTCTACTGTTATAGAAAAGCCTGGAGCAAATTTTAGAACTGCAAAAGTTGTATCTATTGCTGGTAATGCAGTTAGTGATGCTGAAGATGCTGATAGTTATATACAACCAATAATATCACCATTTGGTGGCCATGGTAGTAATTTACAATCAGAGTTAAGTGCTACATCGCTCTTTCTTAATATAAGAGTGTCTTCTGATACATCAGAATTTACTCAAACTAATGATTTTAGACAAATCGGTATTATTTCAAATGTAAAAGATACTCTCGGAGCAGATATACCGGACGAAAGTATCGATGCAACAACATCAGCTACTTTAGTTGCAGGTGCAGGAATGGAGTTTTCAAGCATTTCTGCCGATGCTATTATAGAAGGTCGCGACAGTTTACACATAGCAAATATAGTTGATCTGAATGAAACAAGTACTACAACAACAATGAGGTACTTAAACAGTCAAGAAGTTCCTTATAGTAACACTTTTAATAATAGTGAAGTTGTAGATTTTGACGCGGATACGAACAACAAAACTGGATTTACCATTAGTAATATCACAAAACCTACAATTGATATTTTTAGCGGTGACATTTTGTTTATAAATAACAATACTGCGATACAACGAAACGCTGAGCAGACCGAAACTCTTAATTTCATATTTAACTTTTAGAAAATGCCAATATCAACATTTAATCAAGCACCTTACTTTGATGATTACAACGTCGAAGATAAAAATGATAATAACAAAACGGTCGTAGATAAAAATTATCTTAGAATACTTTTTCAACCGGGTTTTGCTGTACAAACACGTGAGCTCAATCAGCTTCAATCATCACTACAAAACCAGATAGAACAGCTTGGTAATCATTTCTTCACAGAAGGTAGTGCAATTTTTGGTGATGATAAACCAATTTTTAATGACGGCTTGCACTATGTTGACATTATACCCAATTCTGCAGCACCCACCGGTTTAGTTGATCTTCTTAAATTACAAGGTAAAATAACTGATATAGGAACTGAAGCAACTGTTGTAAACGTAGAAGCGTTTACTGAAAATAACGTAGATAAAATAAGATTATACGTTACTTATGATCAAGGTGGAGAATTTGAAGTACCTGATGCAGATGATGGTTTAAACAGTCCACTTGGAAATGACGCGTTGTATTTCGTTGAAGGTGAATATGTTGATTCTTTAAATACGGTAAATGAGTTTGCAGGTCATGTTGGAATAATTGACGCGACTGGTTACGGCTTTAGCTTTTCTATAAGAGAAAATGTTTATTACACTAATGGTTCATTTGTACATTTTCCCGATACAAGTTTATTTCTAAGAAAAGCTGAAGGTGAAATTGTAAAAAGTGAATTACGCTTTATAGTATCAGAAAATAAAGTTAATAGTACGCAAGACAGTACATTACTTGATAATGCAAATGGTTCTTCTAATTTCTCAGCGCCTGGTGCTGACAGATATCAGATTGTGTTGAGACCAATTATTGTTGTACCGAATGATGAGAATGGTGTTGCACTAAGAAACCTTAATGGTGGTGCTAATTCAACAATTGTGTTTTTAGAAGATGATAGTAATATAGGCGTTACAAAAAGATTACTTACAGTTGGTGAAGGTGGTGTTAAAGAAGAATCTACTAATGCATTTAATGATTTTGACAAAAAGGCTGCAAAGAGAACTGCTGAAGAAAGTGGTAATTATGTATTACAGCCTTTTAGAATTACATACGAAAACTTTATTAGAGAAGAAAATCCAGCGATTAACGGATACTATACGGAACCATTTATTATTGAACAATCACCATTTGGTATATCAACCGCTGAAGACGCTAGACAACATTACATTGTCGAAGTTAATACGTCAATTGCTTACGTAAATGGATTTAGATATACGTATCCGCCTAAAGTTATATTAAAAGGTGTAAGGGCTAGAACGTTTGAAACTATTACAGATGGTTTAGAATTATCTATGAATTATGGTCATTATGTTGAGGTTGACCGTGTTGACTCTCCATCTGCTACCCTATCTTTTACTCCAGCTCAAATAGCAAATATTAAAAGTGTAACAGAAATAGGCACTACTCAAAGAATTCATACATTTCAAAATGAAGATGTTGGTCAAACTTTAGACAATGTTTCTAATCCAACACTTTTATTTAAATTACCTTTTCCAGGTGTAAAAAGTGTAGGTGGTTTTGAATACGAAAGAGTATCAAGATTTACTAATGTTACAATACAAGAGACTAATAAACTAATAATTAATTCTAGTGGAGGTAATTTTAGTGAAACTTCAGCTATTTCGACTCCTGCTTATGGTGTATTTGACGCGAATGGTAAACTATTGAATCCTAGTTACGATTTTACTATACTGGTATCAGAGAGCACTGCTAGTACAGTAAAGCTACAGCTTAATGATACTAGCGCATTTACCCTACCTTTTACAATCCTTGCACCAGAAGATGTTCCAGACGTAATTGTTAGAACAAAAACTCAGCAAAGCGGAGACACTGCAGTAAATGTTACTAGTACGAGTGAAGAAACTATACTTACACTTACAAATAGTGACGTAATCTTTTCAGAAGATAAAGTAAATCTAACAATCGAGCTTGACACTAATCCCGGTGTAAACGTTTCAGGCGCAAAGTTTAGAGTTATTGATGACGGCCAAAAGAAAGACAGATATACTAGACCTGTTATTGGCATTTCAGGTCTCTCAAGTACTGGCGCCCATACTGTTAAGTATAACTACTTTTCTCACACTAGTGGTGATTACTTTGCTTCTAACTCATACGATAATGCATTTGGTAGCTATGGTGACTATTCTTCAATACCAACACTTGATTTTTTAGAAAACACATCTCTAGCTGATGTTATTGACTTTAGAATTAAAGAAATAGCAGATGATCAAGATGATAATGCTAGCAAACAAGCAATACCTAGACCAAACTCGACAGCAAAGATAACTAATCTCGAAGCTTATGAATCAAGAATTGATAAACTGATTATTAATGACGGCGGTACTCTTGAAATATTTCAAGGCGAGCCAGCTCGCGAGCCGGTTCCACCTATTCCACCAAAGAATTCTCTTACATTATATGAAATGTTTGTTCCATACTACACTAGTGTGTTGCCTGGGATTAGAAATCAATATTTTGATAATTCAAGATATACAATGCGCCAGATTGGCCAAATCGATAAAAGACTTCAACAAATTGAATACACTTCAGCATTAAATTCAGCTGAATCGAGTGCTAATAATAGATTATTTACAGATGCTGACGGTAACACTTTATTTAAAAGTGCTTTTATTGCTGACAATTTTTCTGGTCATAGTGTCGGTGATCTTAAAGCGCCTGATTATTTAGTAGCAGTTGATAGAAAAAACAAAGAAGCGAGACCGTATTATAAACAAAAGAATTTTAGATTTTTTTACCAATTTGCACCAGCGCCGACTGTCGCAGAACAAGAAGATAACTTAATAGAAAATGTAGAAAGTGTAGCTGACCCAGCCAATACTTATACTCTTAATGAAAGTGATCATGTTGTTGATACTAGAACAACTAAGATACCCGAAGAATTACTTATAACACTAGGAGATGGTAGTACTAAAGTATTACCACTCAGATATAATAGTTTGTATTACACATATTTTTCTGATCCTGTTGATGGCGAATCATATTTTAGAGCAACAGTACTACCGCCATGGGGCAGTGGTAATACGTATGGTTGGCTTCGTAAATCACGATATAGAGCTAATCAAACCGATGAACAATTGCGGGATTTTGTTAAAAATTATCATAGAGGTCTACTTAACTTATTTTCTCGAAACTACACGCATATTACGAACAAGTTTGATGAAAATGAAAATAATTTTATTGTCATTATACAAGAATTTACTAATAACACTGTAAGCGGAAAAGGACCTGGCACTACTTGGTTTAATCGCAGATTTCGTCGCCGTCATCACTGGCTCGGCTCGCATCGCTTTTTTCACGGACAAAACGCGGCTGATCAAGCTATTTGGATAACACAAGATGGTGTAGCCAATCCAAATAATTTTACAGCCACTCCTGCGCTGTCGACAGCGATGCAAGGGTCTACTTTCTACGAGGCAAGTCGTCATAATTCTAATATAACAGTTGGAAGAATTTTTAGTCCTGTTGCAACTGAGACTAAGATTGCTGTAACAGGTAAAAGCCCATTAGCAGCCGCCAAGAAAAGTGATGTAGTTGACGGCGCATCTACAGCAGAAGTTCTCTCATTATGGGAAGGTACAACAGAAGAATTATTTAAACAACCTGCATTATCAAATACGATTAATCTACAACCGTTTGAAGTTACAAATTATGAAGGCCATGTAACACTTTCGCCTTCTAGTGATGAATGGATTGATTCAGAACAAAGGCCAGCTGTTACTATTAATAATAATGGTGCAATGGATGCAATTGAATTCTTGCAGGATAACAACCTAGTTAATTTCGAAGGTGTTCTTGGAACAGATTGGAACTCATGGCAAACAACCTCTCAGAGTGTTGATGTTAATCGAACAGTACAGCTACAACAAACATTCTTTACTAATCACCGCGGTCAGAGACGTACAAATAATCGATCTACTACAACTACAAACACTACAATAACAACACAACAAAGCAGAACTGGAACTAATACAACTCTAGGCTTTGATACAATTGAACAAGACTTAGGCGAACGCATAGTTGATCTTAATATTGTACCTTTTATTCGTTCTCGTGATATTTCATTTAAAGCAACTGGCCTAAAACCTGGTACACAACACTACATCTTTTTTGATGGTGATGATGTTACACGATATTGTGCTCCTACCGGCGGGCAATTCTTAAGGTATTCTGAAACCGATAATGTTAACACGTTTAACGGTCAAGGCGAGCCAAATACTACTGCTGCTAATTATGTTGGACCGATCAGCGCGAGTTCCTTTAATGCTTATACAGCGCCTCTTAGTTCTACACTGACACAAGGAGATTTAACAGGAACTTTTAGAATACCAAATAATAATTCATTAAGATTTAAAACTGGTATTAAAGACTTTAAGATTACTTCTTCACCAAATAATAATGATAACGAAGCGGATTCTTTAGCACAATGTCAATATCACGCAAATGGTTTGCTTTCAGCAAAAGAACGGGTGATTATGAGTACAAGAACACCCGAACTTATACAAACAGAAGTTCAAGAAAGTAGAACAACTACACAAAGAAACACTACTGTTCAAGTTCAGTTTGGTGGTGCCGCCTGGCGAGCGTGGATACGTCGTGGTGACCCTATCGCTCAAACATTTTTAATTAATGAAGACGATTATGAACACGGTGTATTCTTAAGTGACGTTGATTTGTATTTTGCTGAAAAGCCAGGTGCAAATATTGACGTTGAAATTTATATCGTACCAACAGACAACGGAATTCCAACTTCAGACGTTGTACCCGGCTCACGATCTGTTAAGTCAAATAGTGAAATAATAGTTTCGGGTAGAGAACCTACAAATCCTGCTGCACAGATTTTACCAACTAAATTTAAATTCGAGCGTCCTTTACACTTGAAATCAGGCGTTGAATATGCTATGGTCGTGTTCTCTAATTCGATAGATTATAGAGTTTGGACATCCGTTCTTGGTAAAAAAGATTTATTGACTGATAATACTATTACAACAAATTCTAGTATTGGTGTTCTTCTAAAGAGTCAAAACAAAAGAACATGGACACCAGACCAATATCGTGATTTAACGTTTGTAATGAATAAGTGTGTCTTTCCAGTAGGAGACAAAGCATTTCAATTCAAAACATCAGTTGGTGATAATCTAAATGGTGTAGATCAATTTGATTTTAGTTTATTCAATGTAAACGAAGAAAGTCTAAAATTATCTGGTACTAATGTTAAACATGACATAGAATTTACAAATCCTAATAATAATGTTATTAATGGTGTGTTCAATGGTGTAGAAACAAGAACAAATGTCCCATTACGAAGTGCTATTAGTAGTGCGACTGTTATTAATTCAACTGTAACGTTGAGTACTGATGATCGTAATATTACTCCAATGTTTGATTTGGAAAGATATTCTATACTTGGTGTTAATAACACTACAACTGGACCGCGGACTACAACAAATACGCAAATCGCTGCAGCTTCTGATGAAGAAGGTTATGTAACACAATTAGTAGACGTATTAAACCCATCTTCAACATTCCGCGCAACAATACAGGTTTTTAAACCAGCCACCACGTCTGATGTAAAAGTCTTTGTTAATTTTGATGACGCAAAAGGAACTGATGGTAATAGAGAATATACACATATTCCAGTTACTACAGCAAATGGTGTAAAAACAGATTTGATACCAGTAACAGATGTTGCTCGAGACGAATTTGTCGATGTCGAATTTGAATTTACTCCAGCTACAAAGTTTGAAACAATGCGGATAAAGGTTGTGTTTGAAGCTGCTGATTCTGCTAAAGTTTGTAGAATAAAGAACTTCGCTGGCTTTGCATTAATCTAAAATGGACTTAGTAAGAGACACAAAAAGTAAAGCAATCATAAACAATGATAGTTTAGAACTTCAAAGATTATTAAAAGAAAGAGAAAAACACGCAGAATTTTTAAAGCTTAAAAAAGAAGTAAAAGAGCTTAGAATGATTATAGATAATATAGTAAAGAATGAAAGATAACTTAAATATTAAAGGCACAGTGTTTCTCAAACTTGAGAAAAAAGATGGTAGCGTAATAAACAAAACCATCGAAAACATTATTGTCAATACTGGAAAAGAATTCTTTGCTAAACAAATATTCAATGATTCTACTGCTGGCACTGTTACTAAGATTGGCATTGGAAGAGACGACACCGCACAAGTAGTAAGTAACACTATTACAAGTTTTAAAGGTGCTACTACTAATCCAGGCCCTATTATAAAAAATATTGAAAGTTTTAATTCTAGCATTGAAACTATTGGTGGAATAAAAAATCAAATTGATTTTGTTACAACATTTTACGATACAGCCGCAGACACACTTTTAGACGCTGGTCTTACTAAATACGAGATTAAAGAATTAGCATTAATAGGTTTGAGTGGTGATTCACCACAAGAAGATGTATTATTGTGTAGAACAACTTTCGGAAGCGGAGTAGGTTTTGATAAAGCTACTACAGACGTCGTTACAGTAACATGGAGACTTACAATTAACTAAAATGAGTTTAATTACAATAAGAGACGCTAGAGATATAGCGAAATACAAGCAAATTACAATATCAGTTATTTCGAAAGATAATACTGCAAAGACACTCACGTGTACTAATGACTCTGAATTCAGAACGTTAGTAGTAGGCATGAGAATCTTAGACCTCAATTCACCTGGTGATGGCACAACGTCTAATAAGATAGTATCTATTGCTTCCAACGTGCTTACGATGGAATCAGATGCTGATTTTGCTACTGGTAGCCTTACATTTACTTCTGTAACAGCAAAAGAATCACCTTTAACAAATTTAGAAGTCGATGAAAACTTTCTTGCACTAGAGAAAGAAAAACTTGACGCGCTTGGTAATCAGATTCTAACAGGTAACGTTGAAATTAGAGATAGTGACGATACTACTAATCCTGGCTTTGCTGCAGATTCTTCGGGTAACTTATTTGTATCTAATAAAATTATAGCAGATTCAGTTGATATCGGTGGATCGGGCGGTACAGCCACTCTTACAACAACAGGTGATGTTGAAGCAGAAGGTTTAAGACTAAATGGCGAGTTTGATGATCGTGTTCTTTTTGAAAAATACTTTATTACTAGATTTAATCAGCATCTTCTATGTGAATATACTGGTGTAGCTAATAAGTTCGTGGGGTATTCAGTTCTGTTCTTAAGTAGCTCCTCAGGTAATCTAAATAGTTTAAATGTAGGCGATCAGCTAGAATTTAATCTCAAAACTTGTACGATTAAAGAAAAATTTGACGGTGCCGAAAAGTTTGTTTATGTAGAAGATAATAGTGCTACACTTGATCAAAACTATGCTGTAGGTTCTACGGATAGTGTCGGGTCAGATACTTTTACACTTAAGAAATTTTTAAGGGTTGAAGATTATTTAAAACCAAATCAATTAATTAAAATATTTGGCGCGGGTGAAGCTGCTGTTGCAGTTCCTGCAAACCCTAGTATATCTGAAGATACAAGTCTTAGCACTACTGGTAGCACTACGTATGAATACAAGGCTTTACAACTAAATCGGAAAACAGGAAAAATAAGTGTAGCCGATGGTAGCTCAGGTACTGTTAGCATAGATAATCAACCTATTGCTGATTTTGATGAAACAACATTTAACAGACTTAACATAACAAGAAATGCTAGCACAGGTAATCTTTTAGAAGATTTAGTTGTGTTATTATATAGAAAAGCTGGTGCTGAATCAGAATTTAGCTTAGTTGCTATTATTGATGATTCGTCATTTTCTACTACTTCGGCAGTATATAATGATTATGGTAATTTTATTGTAAACGATTGGTCAGGTAGAAAAACAACTGATGGAAGATATACTGATGCTGTTAAGTTGGAATATATACCTTTAACGTATGAACTTCGAGCTGCGTCTACTAATGATTACCTATACAATCATGGTTATCAATATGTTCGTGTAAATGCTATTACTAGTAATGATAATACATTTACTGTAAAAAGTAGAGATGTAACAAATTCTGCATTTGCATTAAGTGGTGATGGTGATGACTCACCACCTGATAGAGCTACAATGAGAAAGTTAAGACTTTTCCATAATAACTTAGTTACGTATGATGACGGTGGTAATTTAACTGGTGGATTTCAAAAGCTAATTAATGACAGAAAAGCAACTGGTCAAGATGTTGTTAACTTACTTGCAGGAACATATCATACAAGCGTCTTTTCATTACCAAACAACATTAAATTAAAAGGCGAGTCGAGATTTAACACTATATTAAAACTTCCGCCTTTAGATGATTATAACGACCATTTTACTGCAAGAGACGATGCAGGAATCACATCAAATGACGATATTCTTCAAAATTCTTCATTCAATTATAATAATACTATACTAGGTTTGACTAAAGCTTCTGACGATACATCAAAGCATAATATTTCAGTTGAAGACCTTACAATTGATGGTAATTTTATTAATAGATTTAACTCAGACGATTCTACAACAGCAAGTGTTATAGCTGACAATCTTGTAAGAGCAGAAAATGTAAATCAGTGTCTTTTCCGTGGCGTTGTGATTAAAAATTCTGTTGGAGGTGGTGTTTATGCCCCAGCCACAAAGAATTTATCATTTGAAAATAACAGTGTTATTGATAACTGTCAGGTTATAAAAGATACAGATTTCTTTTCACCTTTCTATGGATTAGCATCTCAAGATATTACACTAGTCAGTAATAAACTTATAAATGCTAATTCACCTGTCGATTTATCAAATGTAATTAGAGGTTCAGCCATAGGTAATATAGTCAAAAATACAGACACCGGTGTTATTACATACGGTTCTGTAAATTTTGTTACAACACCTAATTTAATACTTGGACCCAACAATGAGTTCATAGGTACAACAGATACTTTAGATAGTGAATTTGATTCAATTAACGTTGATCTTTTTCAACATACTGGTGCGTACTCTTCACCTGACATTACATTTTTAAAAGAAGGCTTAGCAGCGTATTTGGCCGAAGACGAGCAAGTAGATACGAATGGTACTGTTATACCAGGTAGTGGCGTTCAATTAACATCTAAAATACACGTACTTGCAAAACAAGATCAATTTGAATATTTTATTGATGATTTAATTCCTCTTGAAACTACACCTGGTAACACTACTACTAATATTAGTGAAACTGCTATCACATTTCCGTCTACTTCTAGGAACCTTGGTCAGCTTAAATTTTCTTTAGTTCAAGATCGAATTACCGAATTAAAAAATAATTTTTCAATGGTTGGTGCTACACCAAATCTAAAAAGTAAATTCGATGCTCTTACTGGTCAACCCGAGAAACAAACTCTTGTTGGACTTGCTTATCAAATTAACGCAATCGAATATGAAGGTTTAATAAATTCAAATGATCATGTAAAGTTTACTCGCGCACAGAGTGGTAGCGCTGGAAAAATTATAATTACTGTAGACTCTACAGTAGACTTGAATCACTTTATTATAGACAGAGAGGTTATCTTATCTGCTAATACGACTACTAATACACCATCAGCAATGTTCCAATTTATTAATAACATTGCAGACGATATATTACCAAACGATTATAAAGTTTGCAAAATTGAGAGTATAAATACAACTGATAGACAAATAACATTAACTAAAACCGGCGCTACAGCAGGTAGTTTTAACGTAGACTTATCAAGCTCTACTGATGATTACCTCGTAGGATTTAAAAACACATTTTTAATAGCTAAAGGCAGAATACTTGTATAATGGCAAAAATTAACAGACCAAATAATATTGTAACAATTGGCCAAACCGCTCCGGTTGGTATTGGCCAAGGCAGCATCGAAAATTCATTACCTGTAGTAGTTGCAGATAATCAACCGGCTATTCCAGTCGTTGAGTC